GCACGATGTCAGCGGCCTGCCCTGCAAGGTGCTGGCTCTTCTTCGATCCTCCGACCGCATTATTGACCTCCCAGCCTCTAAAGCCCGATGTCACCTTGATAGGCTCACCGAACGCCTCACGGATGCCGTCGAGGTAGTCCATCAGTCGCAGTAGGTCTCGCTTCTGCGTGGCGTTGGGCGTGTTGTCTTTTCCGAGGCGCACGGCCGTTTGGCTGCGCGTCATCTCCTCGAGGGTGAAATACTTACTCATAGTCGTTTCGGTATTATTCTTCTCCTTCTTCTCTCTTTACTCGCTCGACAAAGATCTCTCGGATCTCTTCGACATCCTTGTTGCGTATTGCATTAGCCCCCTTCACGAAGCGTCGCATACTCTTCTCCATGCTCTGCGTGACGTTTTTAGGACTATTCTCCCAAATACTCGTGAACTCCGTATGTACGATAAGTAGCGTCACCAACATTGATATGTATGGAAGCTCGTGCAGGTGAGCGTATGACCACGCATCAGACATAAGCAGAATCCCATCGACAATGCCTGCAAGAGCCACACAGAAGTAGTACATCACAAGTCTGATGACGAATGAAGCGTACCCCTTGCTTGACGCTCCGTTACCGAACTTCTTTGCGAGCTTCTTTGGGTCTCCCTCCAGCTTACCCTCGCTTACGATGATGCGAGCCTGCTTTTCGTCAAATCGTTTGTCTCGCAGAAGCGCAGAAGCGAGGTCAAGGAAGCGGGCGATAGTCACACTCACATAGCAGAAGATACCGATTACCGCTGCGTGCGTTATCTCCGTCTTGGAGAAGGCGTCAGGGTCGAAGAAGTCAATAAAACTCATAGTCTTTGGTTTTGGTTGGTTATCGTGTTTTATGTCGAGCAGCTACACTACTTAGCTGCAGAATATCCTTAGCGCGGATCTTACCCTCTACCTCCACACGGATAGATGCTGCGGAGGTCAAGTGATTTGCGAGTCGCCCTTGCTGTGCCTTGTTAAGTATCAATTCGCCAGGATTGACTCGAGCGAGGACTCGGTCGCCCGAGCCATCACCGCCTGGCACGATACCACCATTGGCGAACTTCGGTATCTTCTTTGCCGAAGATGAGATTAGGGCTATCAGACCACCCACGGCTACCGCAGCGAGAGCCACACCGATAAACGGGATGCCTGCGTGAGCCTTAGCTGCCTTAGCAGCCGCCCCAACAGTGTCAGCAGAGGTCTCTGCCTGCGTAGACGCTATTCTGGTCGTAGTCAGACCGACTTCCGTAGTTGTAGACGAGGCTTCGGTTGCAGTCACCATTGTCCTCATCACCATCTGCTCCTGCATCAAAGCCTTTTCTGCAGCAGCCGCAACTTGGCGAGCCTGCGTAAGCCCCTCTATCATCTTCACAAGAGAGAGGATAGTGTCGATACCCTGCGTCGCAGAGTCAAACACCGCAAAGAAGCGTTCCCACGCAGAGGCCTGCGCATCGGGGTCGAACGCCTTCTGCAACTCACTGAATGCGCTCTTGAGGTGGCGCGCGCTCTGTGCAACGGACTTCAAGCCCGAAAACGATTGATCTTTGACCGCTTCTCGGTACTTCTTGAGGTCAGACTGAATAGTCGCCACCTTGATAGCTTGGTCGAGTGTCTTGGTCTCCTTCTGCGCCTGCTTGAGAGCCTCCGCAACATCCAGCCCAGCCTTTTCAGCCTCCTGCAACTGGCGAACGTAGTCCTCCATAAGCTGCTTCTCCTCTCCGAGCTTCGTAGCTTCGTCCTTTTTGTAGTCGTAGCTCGTATCTCGTACACCCTTGACTGGAGTGGCAGCCTTAGCGATAGAGGAGAGGTCGCTTGAGAGCTTTTCGCCCAGTTCCTTTTTGAGGTTCTCCTGCCCCTCGGTGGTCGTGGCAGTCTGATTGGCTCGCTCACGTGTAGATGATATGAGCTTAGCGAGAGCTTCTGCGTACTCATTCTCCTTGAGCCTACCCTCCTCTCGTGCTTTCTCCAGCTTCTTCGCTTCGTCAGCGTAGTTGCGTTGTAGGCTTGCAATATCGGAGACAGCGTCTATCTCGCTCATCTTAGCCTTGACATACTTGTCGTCTACATCAAGCTCTCCGTTCTTTTTGATAAGGGCGTTCAGCTCGGCCTTCGCACGCTCCGCCTTAGCTCTGCGCAGATCATCCTCCGTAGCAAGACCATATTTCACCTGCGCTGTGATTAGTTTGAGTTCCGATGCACTTCTCGCCTTCTCCTCAATTACCTCCCTTTCTACAAGCAGATGCGTCTGCAGGCTCTGATACTGCTGGTCGTTGAGAGCCTTCTCCCCAAGGAGTGATGCGAGCTTCTCACGATACTGAGTGGCAACCTTGTCAAGTGCAAGACGATACTCCTCTTCGGAGATAATGCCTGCTGCCCGCTGGTTATGCAGTTCGTTGAGTTCCTTGGCGGCCGCCTCTCTTGTGCGCTGCAGTTCGCTCTTCTTCTTGCTCTTCTTTGAGTCGTCGTCGGAGCTTGACACGCCACCGCCACCAGCGAAGCTCCCTCCGATAGACTTTACCCCGCCTTGGGCTTCGCTATCAATCTTGATGCGCTTGACTTGAAGCTCATTAGTCTTTATCTCTGCATCATTGGCAACCAGCTGGCTCGCAGAAGCATTTCTAAAAGTCTGATAAGTGTACCCTTCCTCCAAGATAGACACCATAAAACGCTTGGCTTCCCTTGAAGCATCAGCACCAAACAGCTCCTTGTAAATTCCCTTGAGCTTGCCCAACTTGTACTGATTATCCGTAGAGGTTCGTACATCCTTATCGTATGTAAACCCCTTCAAGTAGCTATTACTTTGAGCAACGGAAAGCGAGAATGATTTGGCAAGGACCTTTCCAACTCGATCCATATCGTCTGCAGAAAGACTCTTACCGCCCTTTTGGAGATACGCCCCATATAGATCTTGAAGAGGCTTCTTGTTCGTCTTTGCAGTTTCGCTGTAGAAGTCAATCTGTCTATCAATCTCCTTTAGCTGGAGTATCTTGCTTACGACATTCTTGATTCGGTCGTACTTACCAGCAATTCGGTCAAGCGAGCCCTCCTGCAAGCCCAGAGACTTCTCCAACTGGTGTTGCACCGTCTTTTGCTCCTCCAGCTTCCCATCTAAGCTCTGATACAGACTGAATAGGCGGGAAATCTGCACCTCCTCGTCACTTCGGGTAGACTTGATTTCCCTCTGCTTGGCGAGGTACTCATTCTGCAGCCCGTTAATCTCCTTCTGCTTACGATACCAGTCCGCAAGGGCGGTCACGATAGCCGTGATGCCTGCGATAATCGCCATAGGCGCAATCGTAGCCATAAGACCACGGATAGTCGCCAGTGTGGAAGCCCAAGCGAGTTTTACCGTGGTCGTAGCTCTTGCCCATAGAGACACCGTGGTGGATGCCGCCTTGGTTTGCTCTGCGATAATCTCGCTTGCAGGACGGAACGAGAGGTTGCCCGCATTGCTGATAGCTCGCTGAGTGTTCAGCACACCAGCAACCGATGCAGACGACGAGGGGAGGTTGGTAGCTCTCCCTCCGATATTGTAGTGAGCCTTATCCGCAGAGGCCTGCAGAGCGGCAAGGCGCTTGATGCGCGCTTCCTCATTCTTCGCGCGGGCTTCTGCGAGGAGTTCGCGTCTGTTGTGGTTAGCCTTGTTCAGTGCGTCACCAGTGGCGGCGAGCGCACGGGCGTTCTGCTCCAGCTTCCCAGCTAAGCGCGCTTCTTCACGCTCTCGCTTCGTGATATTCGCAAGTTGCAGGCGTGACTGGTCCGCAATAGCCTTGTCGTACTCCCGCTGGCTCTTAGAGACTATCGCAGCCTGCTCTCTCTGCAGGTCACGGATAGCCTTCTGTTCCTCGGAGGTATATCGGTCGGCCTTATTCAGGGCAGAAGTAGCCGCCTTTATATCCTTTGGTGCTGTGGCTGCATCCAGCGCACGCTTTGCAGCGGCCACTCGCTCATCCTTGGCTCGCTCTATCTGCTCCTGCTTGGCGATAATCTTAGAGGCTGCCTCATCATTGGCACGTTGGAGTGCGAGCTTAGCATTGGCAACTCTCTGCGCTGCCTCCTCTTCACTTCTCTGCAGACCACGGAGTAGAGCCTGATGCTCGTTCAGCAGGGTGCGCTTCTCCGTCTGTGCATTGGAAAAGTTGTCTACCGCCTTTTGGAAGCGCACATCGCCAGTGTATTTGGCTACCTCCAGTCGTCTCTGCTCCTTCTCTGTTATAGAGCCAGCCGACTGCACAGCAGCCTCTGCACGCTGGAGCTGTTGCTGGGCTTCTGCGAGGGCCTTCTGCGCTTCCAGCTTAGCCCGCTTCGCTGACTCCTTGGCGGCCGCCTCGTCAGCTATGGCCTGCGCCTGCGATGCCTTGATAACTGCCCCCGCTTGGCTCCACGTTGCAGAGAACTTTCCCCACAAACGCGCACCGAGCAAGCCACCCGCCCAAATGTACAAGTTGGAGAGGTGTGTGCGCAGGTAGTCCAGCAGATCCTTTACCTTCTCGACAAGAGCCTTGAAGTTATCGTACACTCGCAGGGAGTCTGCAAGATTGGTGAAGGAGTTTTTGAGACGGCCAAGAGAACTCTCGAGGTTGTCGGTGCTTGTGTCCCCAGAGAGCTTCGCCAGCTCATCGGAGAACTTACCCATGATCTCAGCGCTATACAGCTTCCCCTCTTTGAGGAGTTTATCCAGCTTTGACATTGACACGCCTGCGGCTTTCGCCATAGCCTGCATAGCTACTGGCATACGCTCACCAAGCTGGCGACGGAGCTCTTCACTGGAAACCTTCCCCTTGCTCATCATCTGAGTAATCCCAAGGAGAGTCAATGATGCCTCGCTCCCAGAAATCCCAAATGAAGCGATTGCTTTGCCTACATTAGAGAATATTCGCTCCTGCTCTGCGATAGACACACCTACAGCCGCTGCAGATGCCTTGAACTTAGCGAACGCCTCGGTAGTACCTATAAGGTCTGTACCGTACTTATCCGTAAGCTCTGCGAGGAACTTCAAGCTACGGGCATACTCTCGGGTGTCCGTGCTGATATTGCGAAGAACGACACGCGCACGGCCTGACTCTCGAGCCGTATTGACAAGAGAGGAGATAAAGCTACTGATAGAAGTAACGCCTGCGCCCAACGCACCAACCATTGCAAGGGCTTGGAACTGGATGCCACGGAGTGAAGCGACGGCTTCATCCGCTCGCTGCTTGAACTTGTCCGCAAGCAGATCTAATCGGACGGAAAATGAAAGATTATTAGCCATAGGCTGGTAGGCTGAATGTGTGTATTACTTATCGGCGACTACGATTTTCGCATTCTTGAGCTGGTCAAAGATTGCTTGACCTACATCCTCGCTCTCAGTCTCCCACGGGAACGGCAGGAGCTTCTCTGGGGAGCATACGGAGTCTTGTGCGAGGTGCGGGAGCATCGACATCCAAGTGAATAGACGCTTATACTCGAGACTCTCCTGCTTACGCTTCTGTATGGCGTTCAGAATGGCAGGTATCTCCCACAACTCCATTCTGTCCATAACATACCCTGCGTCAATACCTCCGTCCACGATTATCATATTTGCGATAGTCGTGAAGTCGGTTCCGTCATCTTCGTCATCACTGGCATCTCCTCCGCCTGCATCAGAGAGGGAGGCGGTAATAGGCGTAAGCTCCTCCAGAGTGCGCTCCAGTCGCCCATACAGATGCGACGATACCTCTACGCTATCCAAGACAGACACCCACGCATCGAAAGGCATCTTACTACCGCCCTCTTCGCACCTCTGCAAGCAGTAGATGAGGAGAGGTATCTGCTCCCCATCTTGGATATTCAGTGTAGAGAAACTCCGCGCGGAGAGCTTCTCGAAAAGAAGTACCGCGCGGAGTGTCAGTGGGAATGGCACGCTGTCCATTAGAGCGTAATCCCTGCGGCGGTAATCGCTTCGGTGCTGCCGATTTCCTTATCCGCCTTATCCTTGAGAGGACCAGAGCCGTTGAGCGTGCAGGAGAAGGTCTCGTACTCCCCGCCAGTGCTATTCTTGCTAAGGTCGGAGATAGTGACCATACCCTTACGGAGAACTGCACCCTTGGTTACAGTGCGAAGGCCTGCAGCATCCTCTGCGATGGTCACCTCGCAAATCTCGAATGTGACAGCCTTACCCGATGCGGCAAGGTTTTCAAGAGCATTGTAGGACAGATGCCCAGCGGAGTTCGACACGTACGCTTCGATAGAGGCGGACCAGTCGTTTCGACCACCGAGCTTATCAGGACTCTTGCCCGACATCTTACTGGAGATTTCGATAGTCTGTGGTGTGAACTTGAAATCATCCTTCTTCACGTAGGGTACGAACAGCCCAGCGATGAACATACTATACGACTCGCCTCTGACGAGGTCCTTGTTCTTATCGTATTTGGGGTTGGGAGGTGTTTGAGTTGCCATAAGAACTGCTATTTAGTTATTGGTTTTGGTTATGATATTTCGAACGTAAGTGACTGGAAGAACTTACCATCAGAGTAGCCCTCTTCGGACTCGTCGAGCGTGGCACGTGTTTCGATCCAGCCCATCGTCTTCCCGACCTCATCATTGCGCCCTCCATCAAGGACAGCATCCACCAGCTTCACAAGCTCAATAGACACGTCGTAATTATCGGAGAAGCATATCACGGTTACATAAGCCTCGCTGTGCGTGTCGCCTGACTTGTCGCGGTCACGACCATAGGCGCTGCGATATACGATTATGTAGTCGCCAGCGGTTTCTTCGGGAGCTATCACTGGGTAGATTTTATCCCCCACAAGCTCCTGCAACTCCTCACACGCAAGGAGCTTGCTACGCACCCACTGGGCGGTGTGCCATTTTCTGTTGTTGTCGAGATAGATACTCATACGTTGGTTAAGACTTTCGTGACTCCTGCAAGGAGTATTCGCTGTGCGCGTGGCGTGCTTCTCTGCTTCGCGTGCGTCCAAAAGAGGGTGGGAAGCACCCTGCCTCTGAACTTCCCGCTTCGGGTGTATCTGTCAGCCGTACCCTTGTCAATGAGGTGGGCGTGGTTCGCTGCCTGCGACTCCTGCCCCATTGCCGTAGCTCCATTGACATAGAGGAAGCCGATCGACACAGACACTCGACCGCCCCTACTCCTTCGTGGCATACGCCTGCGAAGCCCTCTGATGAGGTTGCCCCTCGGTACGTGCCCATTTCTATTCGGCTGTTTGTACAGAGGAGGCAGGGTAGTGCGAACATCCTGCTGGTACACCTCCGCAGCACGGAAGAATGGTTCACGCAGACTCTCGGGGCTTGGTGCTTCCTTGAGCCTGCCGATAAAGGCCTCGACCTCGGGGAATCCGTTGAGAGAAACTACATCAGGCATACTCTATTCGTCTACAAAGCGAGCTGTGACCTGCACCGTTCTGTCAAGCATAGGCTGGAGCAGTACGATGCGATAGAGTGCGCCATTGAAGCGAAGCCACCCAGCGGCAGATAGTCGCTTATCAGCACGAACAACGAACACCACAGCCGAGGTATCGACAACCTCACGAGCCTGCAAGCCGTCTTTATCGTAGGTCGGGCGAAGCGTTCGGAGGTAGCCCCGAGAGCGGAAACTCTCTACCAGCTCCTCCTTTACCGCACCCGACACACTCTGCGTCTTTACAGCCTTGAGGAACACCAGTCGGTGTGTGAATGCTCCTGCGTTCATCGCTCTAATCGGTATCTACCTATGAGTGATCCAAGCGAAAAAGCAAGCTCCGTCACGCGGCCAACACGATACCCCTCTCGGTCAGCATAGAAGCGTGCGACTATCATTCGGAGAGCGTGCCGAAGTGCTGGAGGCAAGTCGCCAGAGGCCAGCTCCACCTCGACCAGCGGACGGCAGAGAAGCCCAGAGAGATAGTCCTCGGCAGTATCAATAAGCTCGATAATGAAGTCGTCATCCTCTTCGTGGTCTACGTTCAGATGCTTCTTTGCTTCCTCGAGAGAGATATATGTGGGCATAGCTATTACTTACGCTTCAAGCAGGCGAATGCTTCTGCACGGAGGACCGTGAGGGAGTAGTCACCGTTAAGAGTGAAGTCGATGCGGTCCGTGATGCCGTTGTACTGGGCATAGAGGCGGTCACCATTGCCGTGATGGGCAAGGACAGCATAGGACAGTACACCGAAGAGAATAGCATCCTCGGGCATGAACGTAGTAGACACTACTGGGTAGCCGTTCATATGCCCATTCTCAAGGATCATCTGGGGATTACCCTTTTCTACTGGCGTAGACTTGAGCAGGCAGTAGGTCTTGGGATGCACGAAGTAAGCGGCACTGCCGTCTACCTTGACATTCTTGCCGAGAACCTCTGCCTCGATAGTTACTACGTCCTTAATGGTGGGTGCTGTCGTGCTGTTCCACGCACCAGTGATAGGCGTGCCATACGGAGTAGCGAGGATACTCCCGATACCATTGTTGGGAGCAACTGGCGCAGTCTTAGCGAACAGAGCCGTGTTGATAGCCGTACCGACAGCCTGCCCAAGTCGCTCGAGCGTGATAGCTCGGAGGTTGAGGTTGGTTGCCGTGATGGCCTGCGAAGTCACTGGCACATACACACCGACACGCTCGGGCTTAGCGGCAATCTTGTCGAGGTTGAGGTTCTGGTCGGTGAGAGCGACATTTTCCCCTGCGATGGTAGCCGTAACGCCTGCAAGCACTGGCCATACGGGCTGACCAACTACACCCGACTGCATCTTGAGACCCACCTTGGTATGGATAAGCTCTGCCTCGAGTGGCTGTACGACATCTTGGATAACCGTAGGCTGTGCAGCTGCTACGTTCGTGGTCATCGTGGCGGCACGCTCCTCGATAGTTACAGCCTGATGCGAGTTCACCGCTCGGGTGGCTGCATCAAGGAAGCGCTTAGCGGCTTCCACCTGCTCGCCAGCCGTGTCGGGTTCGAGTGCCTTGGAGGCGACAGCATTGAGGCTTCGCTCCTGAATATCCTCGCTAACTCGGACAAGCTCGCGCTCTTCATCTTCGGTCAGCGTACCAGCGTGGCGCTTACCCTGCAGCTCCTTGAATCGCACGTGCAATTCGTGCAGCTGTTCTTGTTCCTTTGTCATAGTTAATTGGTTAAAGGGTTAAAGGTTGGACTTGGTTATATCAGCCCAGCGAAGAGCGCGCTCTGCCAATGGCGTACGAGCAACTGGCTTGGGAGCTTCCTCGGGGGGTGTTTCTTCTTGGACTGGTTCGGGAGTAGGCTCTTCGGTTGGCTCGGGTAATCCTCGCTCCTCATCGAGAGCCCGCTTTGAGCGTTCAGCGGATGCAGTGGTGGTAGGATAGGCTGGGGTGCTTACAACCGACACATCACCGAGATACGAGAAGTGGTCAATGTGACGAAGCCACGTACCGTCCTCCTTTTTCTCCCAGCGTGTGTCTCCTTTATTGACACCGAAAAGGAATGAAGAGGAGCGCAGGTCTCCTCTGCGAAGGAGTTCCAGCGTATCGTTGCCTAACTGCGTGTTTGGAGCGTCAAATCGGTAGAGAAGCCCGCTGTCCGTGATGGTCAGCTGTAGGCTACCCGCTCCGTTTGTGCTTCGAGCAAGGAGCTTCGTTCGGTCGTGTTCGTATAAGGCGAGGACATCGGACGAGCGGAGCAATTCCTCCGACACTGCACCCTTATGCACAACCTCTCGGAATGCACGCCCATCAAGGAAGTCATACAAGACCTCGCTCTCTTCTTCGTACACGATGGCAAGCCCCTCAATCGTGCGGCTTTCCTCACTTTGGAGTGATGGAGCAGATAGCTCGCTGGGGCTACTTCTAAGCTCGAGTATTTTGGTTTCGCTCATATCTATCTTGGGCTTTATATAACGTAGTTATATGGCGTATTTTGACACCACTTTTCGCTATTCCTCTGTACTTTTGGAAGGGTCTCCAGCTGGGTGCAACTCCTCAATGCTCGGACGAGAGGTAATCGGGGCTACGTTACACGTGATAAATAGCTGGTCGCCTCCGTCAATAGGCTCTCTGTTCTCGAAGATTCGCCCCTCATTTGGAGTCATCACGCCTGCCTCCACGCTGCTCTTCACGTACTCTGCACGTGTGCGCAGGTCGGTAGCGAATAGTCGGGAGAGGTCAAAGCGGATGCGCTCGGATGCTCGCCTTGATCTTGGAAGGAGCTTCACAGAGAACTCTTGTTGAATTTGCATGATAAGGGGCTGGAGCGTCTGGTTGAGGAAGTTAATCTGCGAGTTCTCCGCCTCCTTGTAGTTGGTACTTTGGTCTGCGAACACCATATAGGGATGCACCCCGAAGAAGCGACATATATCCAGAACGGAGTACTTGCGCACCTCAAGTAGCTCTGCATCGGCATTGCTAATAGAGGAGTCAATGAATTGCATAGACCCAGACAAGCGGACAATTCTGCGCCCCTGTGCAATCTCGTTATTCACTCGGTCTACCACTTTATCTGCCACATCAGAGTCAAGTGCGCCAATCCCTTGCAGTTCATTTCCGCCCACGAGGAAACCGCTCTTTTGGTTACCTGATAGCAGTCCTTCATTCGTCTGTTTGTCTGCATTGGCGCTAAGTGACATAGAACTCGAAGCGTACGTAATGGTGGAAACGCCAGTATAGCCACCATCGAGACTGTTGTTCTTTAGGTGGATAATCTCGTCCGAAGTGAACACGCCATTGATATTCCACACGTAGTCCGATACGCTGTACGTGTTACTGATCTTGTCGTAGGATACCGAGCCGTCTCCGAGAAGAATTATATCCAGCAACTCACCACGAGAGGAGTATCGAGGGTAGATATAAGCATTCCCCGAGAGAAGCAGTCGAGCAACGACGTTCTTGAGCAGAATAAAGAAATTCTGCCTGCTATTCGCCTGCCCAGCAAATAGGGTGTTGAGCTGCGTGTTTCCAGCATATTGGAAGATACTCCCCGAGCGCTTTAGGTGCTGGAGCTCGAGCGATGCGATAGTCCCAGAGAGAATATCCACACATCGGTATACGCTTGCGATGGTCATTGCTCTGTCCGGGGTAGACACTGACGCTCCGTTGAATTGATTTACGAACTCCTGCACGCTACCACCCGATGCGCACTTATCGCCATCTGCGTAGTAAGACCGCTTGAAGAAGCGAGTAAAAAATTTGGAAATGGTCATTTATACGATAGTTTTGAAGTGGTTGAAAAGCCAAAAGTCCATAAGGCACGTGATAGCTCCGTCAATCTTGTCCGAAGCCACAGCCTTGACGGGCTTGCGGTTTTCGAGTCGGTCCTCGTCTATCACAGCGTTGCCAAAGCAGTATGCCGTGATAGGATTAGGGTCAAACGTGATGCTATCCTGAGACAGAGCCAGCTCAAACGACATCACAGCCGTATTGAACGAACCATTGGTTTGCGGAATAGCCTCCAGATTTGCCTTGCCCACCTGCGGAGTAGAGCGTAAGAGGTTCGTAAACTCGAGGGCCTTATAGGGGTCGTATCCTATTTTCAGTGTAGAGAGGGGCTGTCGGAGGATCGTATCCACGATGAGGGGATAATCAATGCTGTCGCCCTTACAGAGCGTCAGATAGCCTTCATCCGCCCACCGCTTGTAAAGCTCTCGATTTACGTGCGTGGCGAGCATCCCCTCGGGGAAGAAGTAATGTGTGATAGCGTGGAACGGGCAGACCTTGGTGCGCCCCTCGGGGACACGACTGGGTGTGTAGACAAGGAACGTAAGCGCACTAAAGTCATCACGGACGGACAAGTCCACAGCGCACATCGCACGATAGCCACGAAGAGACTCCATAGGTACATGCATAAACGCCTTTTCAATCGTCTCACGAGGTATCCACATCTCACGCTCGTCACGAGCGAAGATATTGAGGAGCTTATTGCGGAACGCCTTCATATCCCCTGCCGTGAGCTGGGCTTTCTGGTACTCCGCTTCGTAGTACTCTGGGCGCACTGTGACACCTAAATGCGGCTGGACCTTGTGCCACGTATTAGGATCTCCCTCTTCGTCATCCACATCGGGCTCAAAAATGTGTGCGAAGATGCTATCATTCTCCACCTCTCCGCGGAGGATAGACTTATAGGCATCCAGCATTTCAGTAAATGGCGTATCGAGCTTATCGCTGGCTGTCGTTATCACAAACGTAAGGGGATTTCGCCTTGCACCCATTGACGAGGTCAGGACACTCTTTAGCGCATCACTCTCCGCCTGCGCATACTCATCGATGATCACCAGTGACGCATTCAGACCATCCAATCGGTCTGCAGCAGACGACAGGCAGCGCGCAATAGACATCTTCCCTGGCATTCGGTTGAACACCTGTTCACGGTTGATCTTGAAGCGTCTGAGCTGAGGATCAAGCGCGCGCAGGATCTTTGAGATCACCCCGAAGCACACCTGTGACTGCTGATAGCTGTTACTGCCCACGTAGCTCTCTGCATTAGCATCCCCATAGAGGAGGTCATACACAGAGAGCGTAGCAATGGAAGTCGTCTTGCTGAACTTACGTGGAACGAATAGCAGAACATCACGAACAAGCCGCCTTTCCCCGTCATCGTGGTAGAACCAAAAGATATTGGTGAACTGGAAGACCTGCACGGGGGTGAGAGCGAAGAACACCATACCCTCGGCAGACGGGAGGCGGATATGCTCGTAGAACGTGATGAAGTGCAACACCTTTTCATCACGGAGGACATACCTATCGACCTTATGCAGGAAGCGCTCGATAGACAGAAGCTCGTACACGTTGTGGAGGCTCGGGTGCTTTATACACTCGCGGATATACTCCGACAGACGCTTGTCGAGCTTATTGAAGCGTTGGTATGGGATCTTAGCGCTTCGCAGCCGCTCTACGACCCCGCTTTTCAGTGCTGTCGCCTCGCTTTGGCTTAGTTGCTTTGTCATATACCTGCTGGAGTATGTAATTGAGCTTGTCCACCTCGTCTCCGCTCGTGAACTTGGCCGTTCTCACGGTCATCTGAAGCTCGGACAGCTGTGCGCGGAGTTCCTTAGATGCTTCAATAAAGATGGACCATGCAGGATTAGCGCGCTTGCGTGAATCGCCCTCACGACTGGTCTCTTCGACCACTATTCCATCAGACATCAGCACCGCATAAGACTCCCTGCACACACCCGACATTTGCGCTGTGGCCGATATTAGCGGCTCAAACGCTGGGGAGTACGCTTTAAGGGCCTTTAGCCCATCTCTTAGAAAGCATGCGGTTTCTTCTTGCGTCATTTTGTAGAGGGCACTACATAGACCCAGCGAAATGCATCATTTTGACACCACTTTACCCCCAAAACTTTTCAAGCTGCATCAACACCCCCATGCGACTTTGAGAACTCGTGCGAAGAAAAGGGAGCGAGGGGTGGTATGCAGGGGGCCTTCCCTTCCACAAAAATCGCCTCCCCCTCTTCCTCGGAAAGTGATTTTTCGGTCGTCGAAAAAAAATGCGAGGAGGGCGGGAAAATGTGGCTAAAATGTTGGAAAATAGCGTTTTAGATTTGGAGGTTTCGATTTTTTGCCCTATCTTTGTAGTACAAAATGAGAGGGAAACGCCCCTACCATTTTGAACGGGAACGAACGCAAAAAGCCCCGCGCTCGTTTCACAACGGACGACGGGGCTACCATTTTTTTAATATCACTGCAAAGGTATGAAAACTATTCAGACCAACCAAAAGGCATACGCTTCAACGTACGCCGTCGCTACGAGCTTCATCCCTGAACTCATCCAAGTAAAGAACGTGAACGGCATCCAGTGTCTCCTATCAGACGAAGCTATAGGCTACGACATCGACGAGGAGACGGGTGAATACCCTGACATCATGCAGTACTACCTAACTCAACTAAACGAAAGCACTTGCAAGCAGCTGAATGATCACTTTGGCCTAATGTTTGCACACTGCACAGCCCTTGACTTATGGGTACTACTCGTGCCACACTGTGGCACAGGATGGGAGTATGTGAGAGTCAGCACCGACCTCGAGGAGTATGCTGCTCCACTTGGAACAAGCAAGCTAAACTAACCACAAAAAGATACCAGACGATGGAAACGAAGACTAACAACGTGGTAAAAACAGACCTGTCGATAGTATCGTACTACCTCAAAGAGTACCAGGCATACGAGGAGTATAGACTATCAGAAACGCACATCATGTCCACTATCGACGACATAGCCACCTACATGGTCGAGCAGTACGCAGAAAGCAACGGGCTATCACCCCACGACGTCCGAGAAGAAGGCTTGCAGTACATCTACGACGCACTAAACAAGGAGTACAAGAGATACAAGGTGGCACGCATCAAAGACCTGCTAACCGCTGTTATTAATGACGACCTTATACATAACGTGCAAATAGAGGACTTTGGCGGCTGCCACGGCGTAAAAATCACCTATACCAACGAGGCGGCAGCAAAGCTACGAGATCTATACGGTGACGACAGCGACGAGTACAGCCTATACGACTTAACTATAAGAGCCCTAACGGCGGGTACTGAAAAGACCCCAGACGATATAAGCAGTGTGGTCGATGAAGCATGGTCGGTAATTAGTGGTAACTTTGACGAGGACGTAGCCAGCCACAAAGAGCCGCTAACCACCGACAACAGTGTACAAGTCGACGAGCGAGGAAACATAATCATCAACGAGATTAAGTTTTACATTTCCAAATATAGCGGGGGGCTGGTGGCATACGATAAGGTAGATGTCGTAGATATATACGACGCAAAACGCCTGCTCGAAAAGCTGCTATACACCTATATCAAGGACACCCCATATAAAGAGCGCTGGAGCATCACGATAGAGACGACAGATGGTACAGCCGTGGAATGTAGCTGGAGTTGTGCCAGCTACGAGCACAACGATGAGTATATAACGACAGCCGTGGACAATGAACGCCTGCAAGATCGTAACCAAGCAAGCTACCTATTTCAGGCGTATGAGATCGGTGACGCTAAATGGACACTCGCACACACCAGCAACAAGGAGTTTCGAGAAATCAGCAAGGAGTGGTTTAACGACCACGTAGTATCCGTTATGGATCGATATCCTGACGAATTCAGCGACGACGAGCGTAAAAGATCGGACCTAGTGCGACCACTACTAAGCGACTACTAAGATAGGACAACAAAAACGCCTGCGGTCGATAGTGACAGCAGGCGTTTTTGCACCCCTATATAGGGGTGTGGCATAGTCGCAGGCACGTGGCTGCACCAGTGCTAACGACTTTTGCACGTAGTGAGAGCTGGCACACACCAGCGTATATATACAGCGTGGTAGGCTATGCAGCTCTAACGAGGTGGATAGTCACAGCGGGGGTATGCCCCTTATAGATCCTTGACATACTGACGACAAACAAAGAGCTACGACCACGGGGATAGCTATACCCGTGCAATAGGCGGCCACCTGCATGTATATGCAAGTAGACCACCACCAGCGCCAAAGTCCAAAGGGTGGCAATACACCTAATGAGATAGCTATACCACTATAGGACGAGATGCACCATAACGGGCGGGCTATTCAAATCAGCAAAGGCGGTCACTCGGATAGGTAGGCAGACGCAAAGGCACTCAATTCAGCCTGCGCGCGCTCCTTAGACGAGCTCAAGCTATTAGAGTGTAGTACCCTATGTGCCTCTATGTGGCAGGCCTTACACAGCGCTCTAAGGTTGCAGGGATTAAACGCCAGCTCCTGCATATCCACGGGGCGGCCTGCAACGCTCTCAACGGGGCGTATATGGTGGACTTCTGTAGCCACCGTTGTACGCCCCTTCTCCTCACAATCCTCGCAAACGGGGTGGGCTGATAAGTAGGCCGCCCGCAAACGACGCCACCGCCTTGAGTTGATCAAGATAGTATACTCCTTAGTCCTGTGCCTCTTCATCTTGGAGGGGGTGGCGGGTGTAACTGGATCGGTCGGAGCGGTGGCAGGCGCAGGCATCATCGTGATGATGAGTACAGCCACCGCCCTCGTGATGAGAGTTCGTGTGATGAGGCTCGTGATGATCCAAGTCCGCCCGCTTGTGATGAGTCGCTCGTGATTCATTGAACTTGTCAAGCGCCCAACGCTCGTATGATTCGTAGCTCGTGATTTGCGACGGAGGGCACTGCAGGCGCAAGAGCGATTCGTGAAGAAGGTCACGAGGAGCGAGTGAGTCACCAGTGAGGCGCTCGGCTCGGTCTGCATACTTATCGTAGAGTGCTTGATAGTGCAGACGGATGAAGCGCTCGTACCACTTCGGAGCATCAGCGTGCGAGGGCGTGGCCTGCTCGCCAACTATTTCCATCTTGGACATACTTGATACTTGGCCATTGAAAAGAGCGAGCAGGACAGCGGTCTCCTTGTGGCCGTCCTTCTTTCTGCGTCGTCTGCGTCCGAACTCTGGAACTTCCCAGTCCGTCAGAGCCTTGAATGCGTCTTGAATGGTGGTATCGTCAGGGTCTTTCTCTCTCTGCTCTGCATCTTGGAGCAGGCGGATAGCCATAAAGACAGAAGCCTTAAACAGCTGGTGGTTGCTCTTGAAGCCGAAGTGCTTGCGCAGTCGTCTCACCTCTACCGCTGCATCTACGCCTATCCATGTTGTTATTCGCTGGTACACTCGTCGGTCTTCTTGCGTTGATATATTAGTAGACATATCTCATCGTAGTATATTAGTGTGTTGGGTGGTACGGAGCGCAGTCCTGCGGTGCACCACAGAAAAGTTCATTTAGAATTCCGAGGAACTTCTTATAAAATAAAACCGCACCCCCCTTAAAAGCAAGGGAGGGCGGTCTTATTGGTTACCTACCACGCCTTGGCGTGTGGTCTCTTATCATCTTCCAAGCCGAGCCTGCGTAGTCCACGTACTTCACATCCTTTTCTCCCGATAGAAGTTCAGGGCGAAGCATACGGGGGGTGACCTCATACCTTGGGCGTAGCTGGTGGTATGTTCCTCGTTCTGTGCCTTGGACTATATCAATCTCTCGACTGACAGCTATCCACTCAAAGCCTGCGTATAGTCGGTGCAGTGGGTACTTACACCAAGCGAACGTACCAGAGAGCGCATACCCTCTGGTGGGCAAAGCTCCGTAGACTCTACCGAAGCAACGTGCGCGGTAAGCCGAGAGGAGATAATCATCGGAAGCCACTCTATTTGCACCGAACACCTCAGCAAGGCTCTTCCCATCACCAAGGTATCGCAGGATAGATGGAGAAGCCGAGGGGATGCCATAGCCTGCCGAGAAGTGCAGTTCGTCATCGAAGCTTTCAGTCGTAGAGTCACTGAAAGTAAACCGCTCCCGTCTGTTCTTGGCTATATCATCACCCGTACGCCCGAGGTAGTCTGAGATCCACATCGAGGGGGCTTGTGCGAGTACTGCACTTGGAACGCTCCACAGCTTCCATTCCGTAAACTGTTCGATATTGTCACCCTTCTTCTTGTAGAATGTAGGTACGCTGAACACCTCTAACTCTAAGTGTGTGAAACCTCGTGGAGGAAGCGGAATAAACACCCCGTCTCCCTGCTGGTCGCCAATGTTCCTGCGGGCGTGCGTTATTCCTCCCCAATTAAGTTTGCTCTTATCCCCTCCATAGGAAAGGAATGGCACACTTCGAGTTGATCCTGCTGGCCCTGTCGTCCACCTCAGCTCACCCGTTTGGCTGTACTGATTATATATGAGGTATAACTTCTCTCCACTGGAGTTAGTCGCAGTCAGACTGAATGGGACGCGTGCCTCAATTAGCTGGTCCGTAAACTCCTTATTTGCCTTAGCCGAGTCGTTTATCCTCTTCGTGCCCTCTGGATCTCCGAGGTTGTAGTTTCGTCCTGACGAATTATTAGAGTACATCTTGAGGCGCTCACCCGTAATCTCGTTCATCTCCTGATAGAGATCTGAGCCAAATGAGAGTAACAGAGGCATATCAAGACGAAGGCAGAAGTTAGATATATCTCCTACGTTCGGTATCTCCATAGTCCAAGGGGTTTTCTCATTGAGTTTGAGTCCAAGCGGGCGCTCTGTTGAGTTCATCTGATCTCGATACCACTTGAGCATCTGCACATACCCTCGTATAGCTCCCTCCTCTTGCGCTGCATAGTTGTTGAACGACTTGGTGAGGTCGTAGGTGAGGTCGTTGAGGTCGGCTCCACTATCGTATATCACACAGTCCTCGTCTACCAGCTTTAGAGCTTGGTTGGCATACACGCCATCACGTACACGCTTCCAGCCGTCTACCCTTGCATAGAACACACTGTACTCCGTAACCCTTGGACTAAGTCCTGCGCCAAACTTTAGGCTCTTCACTCGACCGTGGATACTCTTAGGATTCCATACCAAGGAGTAAAAGCGCCCATCCTCACCGAGTGTCTCCGCCTCCACCTCCAGTATGGCAGGAGTCTTAGCTGTACCCATGAGCGGGTCCGTTGTTCTGAATCGCCAGCCGAGGATATTCTTCGAGGATACATCAGCTCTTCCTACTGCCACCCACGGGGCGTAGTCTTCAATCTTTGGAAGCTCCATACCCTTGCGTACGGAATCAAGGTGCGTGTATGTAGTCACGACAAGATTACCATAGCTCTCATGAAGAGACAGCTCACCATCATCTCCAAGCACCTTCATCTGGACTGGAGTAAAGGATAGTTGAGCATCCTTGTTGTTAAGCGTTGCCGCAGGGGTTGTGTTACCTTGTTCGAGAGAGGATATATCCGAAACAATGTACATTCCGCTGGACTGCTCTATTCGCAGGCTAAGCGAGCTAAGAACACGCTCAAGCACCTCCAGAAGAGACATCGGAGTGTCGCTGTCCTCGAAGAACTGAGAGGTATCTACAATCAGCCCCCTCTCTCTGCGCGAAATAACATCTCCGTTCAAGACTTCATCCTCGGCATCATACCTTGACAGCGCAAAAACCACATTCTTACGCAGGCCAGGAAGCACCCCCCCTGGTCCATTCGGAAAGCGGTGGCGCTCGTGCATCCATCCCTCGATACCCATGTACAGAATGATTCGAAGAAGATTCTGGAGTGACATCTTCTCCTGCACTCGTATCTGTGGCTCAAACGGCCTGCTGGTGACGGGTATTCTTGCTAATCGTCCAAAGTCATTAGCCTCGAAGCTGACAAGATACCCCGTATCTTGGTTGGCTGGCTCTTTGTAGCTCTCTGGATCAAGCGTGCCACACCAAAAGCAATTACCATCCTTTGTCGTTGGATCAAACCTATCAATGCAGGCCTGCATCCACTGATCACTCAAAGTGCCATTCGCAGGCAGCTTCTCATCACCAAGATACATCAGCACGACCGACACGTCACCCTCGGGAGCTTGCACGAGGTGTCTATACCGCTGGTCCGACCTCTCCTCCAAGAGGGAGAATGCCAGTCTGCCCTTGACTACTGGGGCAAGAGCATCCTCGCTCTCAGTCGTCAGCGTCACCGCAGGAACGCCAAGACGCACCTCCTTTATCTTTGGGTAGCTCTTGGTTTCATCCGTGTCGGGATAGGCTATAAGGAGCGCCCACATATTCCCCGATACATCCTTGAACGGAGCTACGTAGTGTTTGAATGTCGTGTTACTCATATTCTTCTTGATTAAAGACCGTGGTGAGAAGTGTCTGGCTTTTTCCAGCATGGTTGCCCATGCCACACGTAGGCCACCTCCCAGCGAAGTGGCTTTGTCGGTAGACTTGCGGAAGAGTGAGCCCCGGCAAAAAAAAAATTAAGCCGAGGACGAGGCCTGCGACGGCGATGATTAGTACAGCGCGCATAGCCTATCTGATTACGTTTACCACATCCAGCAGGCGCACCGAAGTCACCACGTTCTCCCAGCTGTCGGAGATCGTATTGCAGGCATCCATTGCGGAGAGCTCTTTGATAAGCACCCTGCGAGCGGTCGTCTTGCCCTTCCCATCAGTAAGCCCTATAACGTAGTAGCGGTAGCTCTCTCCGTCTACATCAAGCCCCACAGCGTCAGTGACACCGAGGGGCTTTAGCGTCTTGATCTCCACAGCATCGGAGGTCGTGTCGGAGAAGAAGTTTAACACCTTAGCCTCCGCTTCGGTGTATGAGAGAGCATCCACAAGGTAGCTCTCGGTGACTTTCTTGTCATCTAAGTTGCTGTATGCAACTCGTGCGAGGAATAGTTCCATATTGTTAGTGTATTTACGTTAGTTGTCTGTACTGCAGGCCTGCGCATCGTAGCCCTGGGTGATTTCATCGATGATCTCCATAGCCAGATCCCAGTTGCGACACATAAGGCCTTCGGAGATGAGGCGAGAAAAACGCTTAGCCGTGTAGGCTGGCAGGCTGTTCATCGAGACGAATACAGCGATGCGAGCCGTCTGCGCCTTAGTAGGCAGGCGCCCTCGTCCGTAGCCGTAGCTCATAGCCAGCTGGCAGTAGTGCCGTGCCTTGTCTAAGTCCTCACGCCCACCCTTCTCGTGGTGGCGAGATACGTATTTGACTACGTTCCCCTGAAAGAAGTCCAAGCCTAATAGGCTGATCAGTTCGATTGGCTGGAAGCGCATATCCTTGTAGTGGCTTCCGCCTACCTGTGTGTCGAGTGCATTCATATAGTTAGTTTCTTGAGCTTTATTTCGAAGTGCAGTTGCCCCCATCCTCCGTTAGCTGAGATTTTTTCAACCTCTCTATCGCTAAGGCGGGCAAGCCTATCATTGTCACTGCTCTCTACTCCAAAAGAGCCGTATCTTGCGACTTCGTTACCGCTGTATGTGCCGTCTCCATCCTCTTTCACGCTGATGTGTCCATGTGCATCTAAGGTTAGGTCGCCTATCCATTTTATCGCCTCTGAGAGCGTCAAGCCTTCGGGGATGCCTTCTACCTTATACCAGCATGTCGCATCTCCGAGCATTCCTGTCGTTGCTGTTAGCCACATATTATCTTGGTGTTAGTCGTTAATGCCGAGCAGTCGGCAGGCGAAGTCGATGCGCTGGCCTTCGGCTATGGTTTTGAGCGCCTCTTCTCCACCTTCCACACCGATGAACTCGCCAACGAAGCGACCACAGCCATTAGCTGCTTTCATATACACGTCATCTTCGATTAATCGGTAGGTTATACAGACCTCCCTCTCAAGCGGGCATACCTTAGCGGCAAGTATTCCCTCGATATCTTCCTCCCACTCCAGCGGGCATTTCGCCAGC